TATTTGTCACGAGTCCGGTCGCCGTAAAAGACGAAGTTACCGTTAATCCGGAGACTGAGGGGGATGTTGCCAGCACCACACTGCCACTCCCCGTCGTCGCTAGATCTCCAAGCGTGCCACCGTTGTCATACAAAATATAGCCTGTCGTGCCACTCGATACTGTCGTTGTACCTACCGTGATTCCTGTTGCTGCCGCCGTCACCGTGCAGCTTCCACCTAGTGTGCAGGTCTGCCCATTTACCGTCGTAGAAGCATTGGCAAGATCGGTATTTGTTACAAGGCCAATCGCCGTAAAAGACGAAGTTACCGTTAATCCGGAGACTGAGGGGGATGTCATCAGCACAACATTTCCTGATCCAGTTGTGCCTAGATTGCCAAGCGTACCGCTGTTATCGTATAAGATATACCCACTCGTGCCACTCGATACTGTGGTTGTGCCAACAGTTATTCCTGTTGCTGTTACCGTGCAGCTTCCGCCCAAAGTACAAGTCTGTCCATTCACCGTTGTCGAAGCATTGGTAAGATCAGAATTTGTTACCAGACCGGTCGCTGTAAAGGACGAAGTTACCATTAATCCGGAGATTGAGGGTGATGTTGCCAGCACCACACTTCCACTCCCCGTCGTTGCCAAATTCCCCAAAATGCCAGCATTGTCATACAGAATGTAGCCTGTTGTGCCATTTGATACTGTGGTTGTGCCTACAGAGATTCCCGTTGCGGCCGCCGTTACCGTGCAGCTTCCACCTAGTGTGCAAGTCTGCCCATTCACCGTCGTTGAATCGTAGGAAAGTGCGGCAATGGGAATGGTTGTACTCGCCGTTACTGCGCTACTGCCATTCGCATAAAGATAACCTGTCAAACTTGTGAGGGTCATACCTGGCAAAATTAAATCTCCAGTCAGCGTGCCACCAGACAGCGGCAGATAATTTCCCACTGTAGCCCCCACAAAAGCATCCGTGGCCACATCCGTAGAAGTATCACCCGTAGTTTGTGTTGTTGCGGTAGTGCCATCAGCCAAGGCTGTGCTAATGCTCCACACGCCAGCATCAACTTGTGCTACTCCCGTGCTTGCACTGGAGTTGATGCCCGTGCCTCCATATGCCGTATCGCACACAATTCCTGTAGTGGAACCGCATCCTGAAGAATAACTTGCCCCCGGAAACAATCCAGTTAATGTCACAGGAACAAGATAAATATTCGGGCTTACACCCCCACTGAGTTTAACGTCATATCCTTTACTGGTTGCTGCATAAAATAGCCAGGAACCATCACTATTGGCCGTAAATGGATTCGTCAATGCCGTACTGCTCTTGTCTGAATAAATCGTCGCCAGCGCAGGTGTCATCACCGCAGAAACTGTCGCTGTGCCGGAGCATGTCGCCGTACCATTACTCAAAGTCGCCGTCGTTGGGGTCGTCGCATAGATGCCACCAGCCGTAATGACAAACGCAGTGTTAGCGGCAATCGTGTTAGTTCCTGTCAATGTAATCGTTGCGGTTCCATCCGTGGTTCCTCCAACAAATGTCGCAACGCAAGTTTTACCACTCGTCCCTGTAACCGTTCCGCCACTTGTGTACGTCGCGCTTTTGACGGCGTAATAACCATCCAAATAGACCGTGACCGTGCATTGCGGAACAATTCCCTGCAAATCATTTGAAGATTTCAAACCTGAAACAGATGCTTGTGTAGCACCAAGAACGCAATAATTCGTAATTGCGCCAACCTGCGCAAAGGCCGAGCCAGAAAATAGAATCAGCAAAATCAGTAATAATTTCTTCATCGCAATGCCCCTAGATTTTGGTTGTCCAAGTTCCACTGATGCAAGTCGTAGCATGTCCATCTTGGCTAAAAACCCATACTCCACTCGGCGAACAACTGCCGCTAGGAGCCGTCGCCGGGCCAAAAATAGATTGCGTCGTCGGATAGATCGCTGATCCGCTTACTGACGGTACGATTGCGCCTGGAGATAGATACGTATAAGCTGTACCGCATGAAATTCCGTTGTTCATAATCGTTCCATCACCAATAAAATTTGCAGTGGAACTCGTTGCTCCATCAGCGCAATTAATGTTGGAACCACTTCCTCCATTGGTTAAATTAGTTTCTTCTATAGATAATTTTCCGCCTGCGCTCATGTTAATGTTAGGCGAGGACAAAGAATTTGTAAGAGTACTATGATTTTTGATGATTACTGTTGATCCACTTCCTTGCGAGGTAATTGTTCCAGCCAAAGTCACACCGTTGAATGAGACTGTGGCGCTACTTCCAACATCGATAACTACCGCTCCTGTAAAAGTAGTGTCTCTAAATTCTCCGGTACCTGTTATTGTCAAATTCCCGTTAAGTGATCCTCCATATCTCGACCATGTTGATGAACTGGTAATCGCCCCTGATGTAAACAAATAAAAAACAACTGTTGGACAAGATATTGCCAGCGTCCCAGAAACAATTGTGTACGTAGCTTGATTGCCATAAATTTTCAATCCCGTAATGTTAGATGGCAACGTGGGATTTAAATCCGCATACGTAGTCCATGGCGCAATAATCATTACATAGGGTTTTGCTTGGGTCATTGCTGCATAGGCTTGCGAAAAACTGGTATAGGGTTTATCTGGCGATCCGTCTGGCGTACCTGAATAGGAACTGTTTGAGTTAACAAAAAAAACAGTGCTTGGATTCGTTGTCAAATTGGCAATCGGAACTTCACTGATCGCGCTGATCGCTGTACTTCCGGAATAGGCTGCAATTTGTCCTGCAGTTCCCGCCGCAATCGTTCCTCCTGAAGCCGTTACAGCTAGATTGCCATTAGCATCACATGCCAAGGCATACCATTGATTGTTATTAAATCCATAGAGTGCCATACCCGGAGGGTTGGTTGGACTTACCATTCCTGCAGCGCTTGCAACCGGTATCCATCCGGCGGTAGCATTCAAGCAATACGCACCAGCGGGTATTGTATTACTTGGTTGCCCGAACAAGATTTCTCGCCCGGTAACAAGAAGAAAAAGTAAAAAAAACATTTTTTTCATCGCGTCACCTGCAAAGTTACATTCACTGTATTGCCTAGCGATTTTAGATAACCAGCAACATACTTTGGCCATACATTCGTGGGCATATCCCAACGACCGACATAGGCACCGGAAGTCGAATTGTTTGTTACGGTAATACTCCCGAGTTGGACATAATTAACAGCAAAGTCATTGTTCGCGCCCATGATGTCAATTTCAAATGCACCAGGATTCCCGGAAAAGATAACTTCGACTGACAATCCCCAGGGATAATACGCACCCAGAACACGGCGCAGTTCATAGGCAACGCTTAAAGTGCTTGTCGCCACGGTTTCATTTTGCCAGAAATACTTCTGCGTGTTCTCATAAAGCAGTTGCGCTTGTCCTGTTCCTGCATAACTCGGCATGTTAATCTCCCCATCCGCCCACGTTGAGTTGCCCCTCCACAGTCGAATACGGTTCGCCAAATGCTGACGGGAACCGCTGCATCTTCGTGAAGTAAAGATCAACCAGATTTTTGTCCATATTGCGAATCATCTGTAAACGGTTCACATATTCACCGCGCGCAGCTTGTACCAAAAATTGCCAGTTAGCTCCAGCTCCGCGCTCCATCTCATCACCCTTCTGCGATTCCTTCCACAGGTAAAGCATTTCGTAAGCACGCAACTTCACCAACTCTTCCGTCAGCGGAAAAGGCAACGTGTCAGAAGGATTCGTGAGCGCTGGCCAGTTAACTTCGCAACCAAAGGTATAAGGCAGTTGCGTAATCGGATGCGGCCACAGTTCAAAGAGCATCTGGCCATACGTTGCCGAACCAGTGCGTGTATCTGGCCCATAAGGAACTACGTAAAGTGGTTCATCAAAATCGGTGCGTTCCGCATCTTCGTTCGAAAGATCAATCTGCGTCTTGCTCCACCAATCCAGCTGGTTGTTATTGGTGGTGTCGCGGATGTTGTACCAACGCTTGAATCCTGCCGGTGCGGGATAATAAGCCTGATAGGCCATGTAACCGCCATTTACCTGCGCAGGTTCCATCCAAGGTCGATCTAGCGTCAACACCGCAGCCGATGGATTGGTCGAATTCAGTGAGACGATATTGTAGAGCGAGTAATAAGGAACGCGGATCTGATATTGCGTGATGAGCGGTGGGTTTGTGATCGTGGCAATCCAGGCTGCGGAAGCAGTTGCATCGCCCGTTACAGTATTGGTAAAAGGCGTTACTGTAATTGTGCCAGGACTCAGGAATTCAATCGTAGGGCCACCCAACAAGCCAGGCGTCAGCCATCCATTTGTTTGAAGTTGAAAACTCCAAACATTTTCGTTTTGGATCGCTTGCAAGGATTCATTGAGCTTTGTTTTCACAAGGCCAAGGTTGCACCCCGGAATGCCAAGCAGCTCCTGAATCATGTTGGTGAACGCCACATTCGCTCCTTACCAAAAGCGGCCCCTGCAGATTGCTCCGCAAGAGCCGCTGATGTGCCTTCGGGAGAAGACTCCGTTAGAACTGTCCTACAAAAGCAGCGATCTGGAAAGTCATTGTTGAAAGATTCCCACTAGCCCGAGCGCCAGTTGACGCAACGTAATAGTAGAGATTCCATGTTTGCCGCGTTCCAGATCCAGAAGGGCCAACGATTGCATACGTACTGCCATCCGTCGACATCACACCACCACACAATGCATCAATGTAGTAGTTCGGCAGCGCAAGCGTTACCGAATCAGCGGCACCAGCAACATAGGCTGTTGGTCCCGTGCCAATGCCTACAAACAGCCCGCGCCGTCCAACAAATTCCGGATAGAGCGGACCAGCTCCCGTGCCTTTTCCAAGTGCTGTGAGAATCATGATCACTCCTCCGCGTGTTACCGCGGTTGTCTTACTCCTGGAATGCCGGAGCCGTCAGTTGGCAAACAACCAGAGTTGCTGCTACTGGTGTTTGTACAGCCACACCAACCATTGCGGGCGTTTCAGTCTGTGCGGTGAGATCATCAAGACCCGAACTGGTGATCGTCAAAATGTCGCCAATTTGGATCGTGCCCGAATTTTGCAGAGGCGTCTTCAAGAGCACAGTTGCATCGCCCAATTCCTGCACAAAACCAAAATTGCCAGGTGTCACGGTGTTCAAAAAGACAGCTTTGCGCGGTGAATTCAGAGTCAAAGCTTTGTCGTAGCTCGTCACATTGTTGATCGGGCCAGCATAGTTCGAACTCGTCAAACTCTTGAACATCGCGATTGTGCCAGTAGCCACATTGCCAGGAGTTGCACCCGAGTCAACCTGCACAAAGCGATAGCGCCCAGAAAGCAAGGTACCGACAGACGTGTTCGAAAGCGACTTTGCTTCTTCCCCTGTCAGATCGAAATAATCACCGATGTTGAGTCCGCCAGCAGCGAACGGCAGGCCAGTACGAACATCGGTGAGCGCCGTCGGCGAAGTAAAATTCGCTGAGTTGAGCGACAACCAAGTGGGTAGAATTTGCTGAAGCGGCATCTTGCTTCTCCTTCAAGTTGTACTGGCCCTCGTCGATTTCAGGGCGAATCCCTGAAGGCAGTTTCCTGCCTCCAGGGTGGCGTTATGCCGAGAATCCAAATGCGTAATCGTTATGGCGCGGCTGCACGTTGTAAAGGTTGGTTCCCAACCGCATGAACAGCGCATCGATCGATACGTTGTTCGGCATCGGCGCACGGCGCAGACCAAAGTTCCAACCCTTCTTGTTGGTCGGTCGGATCTTAAAGCTCTCCGGCTCCAGGAAGTACAGAACTTCCGATGGCTGAATCGTTGTGGTCGAAGGCAATCCAGAGCCAGTCGGCGACGTACTTACTGCCACACCGTTCTTGTAGAACTGCGGAGTTGTAAACGAGATGGTTGCCGTGCTCGAACCTACGCCGTCCGCCAAGTTCGTATTACCCGCAGCGCCGTTGGCCGGTGCCAGTTCAATGTAGTTCTGTGCCTGGGCAGAAGGCGCCAGAGGATCGGCGTAAATATCCACACCGTTAAAGTTCAGGCCATCCCATTTGATGTCATGCTTCGTGTTTGAAATATCGCGGCGCTGCGCATCCAGAGCCACCGCCACGGCCTTGAAGCCGAACACATTGGTAATGCCCAGTGTCGGATTGCCACCGGCTACTTTGCACTGCGACCAAAGCTGCATCAAAGAGGCAAAATCAATCTGGCCAGTACCGCCCGCAGGCGTGCCCAGATAAAGCGGTGTAGTATTCAGCGCCGTGCCAATGTTGCCATTGCGGGCCTGTCCACCATAGTTGGTGTAGATATTGCCGTAGACGGACGGATCAATACCGTTGTTCAGCGCCTCATCCAGGCCATTGATCGCCTTGATGCGGTTATCGGTCACCGTGCTTGACGAGGGCTGTCCATGACGGAATGAATCCATCTCCTGCATGGTGTTCATGGTCATCACCATGCATTCCATGTAGAGCTGGTACTCGTCCACAATCTTCGACGGACCGGAGTTGATCACACCACCGGTGCCGGAACCGTCATCCATCTCCCAGTCATCCAGCGGATACCAAGTGGCATACGCCTTCGGCAGGAACTTGATGCCGGTGTTAATCTGCTGACGGGTCACGGTGACAGTCTGGCCGGGATTCACCGCGGCTCCCTGCGTGCGTCCGTAAAGGATGCCTTCCATCATGCCTGCGCCACCAAGGAATTCATCCCATACACCGGCCCTGCGGAGCTTTGCCTGGAAGGGCGTGTCAACAAAAAGATTGTTAAACACGACGTTCTTCCGGACACTTTCCAAGTTCGACGCGTCGATTTCGTTATAGAGCGGATCGGTTGGCACTTGTCACCTTCTTGGGATTGAAATAGAAATGGCTCAAGCCATTTCTGGTCTTGAGCCATTGCTGATTCCCAAGAGGGGGGCATGCGTCTCGACGAAACTCGATATGGGCAATTTCGGAAGTTAAGCGACTGCCTGTTCCGAAATTTCATGCTTAATCGCCACCGAAGTTGCTTGGCGGCGTTGCTGCTCGTTCAAATTCAACGGATCGGGCCGTTCATTGGCTTTTACTGCACGCGCCACATCTGCAAATCGCGATGGCTGTGCAATCCGGACATCTGGATTCGAACCAATCTTTTCAGCCCACTTCCGATCCGTTTCTTCAATAGCTTTCTGCCGCGCTGTTTCCGCTTCAGCAAGTTTCTGCTCATACGGTGCAGCGGCTTCAGCGCGAATCTTCGCGTCATGCTCTTCCTGCGTCTTGCGAACCAATTCCTGTTCGCGCGCTTGGAAGTTGAAGCGCTTCTCTGCATAAGCGGCCGGATCAAGCCGCTGAGCTTCGGCTTCTTTCACCAGCTGAGTCGGCGAAATCGGCAATGGTTCATTGAACAGTCGCTGATACTTCCACTGAATATCGGTCAGTGTGCCAAGCGTGCCGCCCAGTCCATTGCGAATATCTTCCATCGTAAAAGTAGGACTCCCTGGTGTACTGCCTGGTGCAGCCGCTACATAGCGCCCTTGCTGGTCTCTTGGCTGTACGCCACTTGCTTGAGGCTGAAATGCAGGAGCTTCAGACGGAATAAATCCAGCCGCTTTCGCACCTTCCAACTGCGTTCTGTAAAAAGCCAGTTCGGCATCCTTCTGCACTTTTTCGTTGCCCCAGTTATTCAGTGCAGGCGCAATCTCGTTTGCATAGAACTGTTCATTTGAGCGTTTTGCCAGTTCAGCAGCTTCTTTGGCCGCTGCAATCGCTTGGCGTTCCTGTTCAATTTCTCCCTGCGTCTTTTGAACAGTCTGTCGTTCTTGTTCAGCTTTTGCTACTGCTTCCTGTGCCGCTTGGCGTTCCTGTTCCGCAGTCGTCAAAACACCAGTAAACGCAGTAATCGCCTTCGCATCAAGCGTTGCAATCTGCTCATCAGTCAAACCGGATTGCTTCAAAATTTCATGAACCGTCGGCATTTTACATGTTCTCCCGAAGCATTAATATTGCGGTTGCTGTCCCATAGGCGTCGGCTGTGCAGGTGTCACCAAAGCTGTTTGCATCTCTTGAATGCCTTGCGATACTTTTTCTGCACCTGAAGCCAAACGCGGATCTGCGGCAGCCATCTGTTTGGCTGTCTGAAACCAACGTGCAAGCAGCATTTGCAAAGGATTGGCAGGAGCCTGCGAAGGTGCACCCTGCTGGGGTGCTGCGCCTTGATCGGGCGGCGGCGCACCCTGAGGCGGTGCTCCACCCTGTGGAGGTGCTGCACCTTGGTCTTGCTGGTCCGGCATAGGTTGTGGAGTTGTAGCCATTGGGTCTCCCTAAGTTAGGTTCCCAACGGCAGCATAGCTACCGTTGGGAACAGATAGCTACGCCTTGATGCTGCTCTTCTTGCTGCGGGCCTTGCGATGTCCCTTGCGACCCTTCTTCAGGTGGCTGGTCTTCATTGCGCTAACACGATGACGCTTTGCCATGACGTTTCTCCTTGGGATTGAAATAGAAATGGCTCAAGAGCCATTTCTGGTCTTGAGCCATTGCTGATTCCCCAAGGAGGGGGGGCATGCCGCTCAGTGATTCTTTTAGAGCTATAGGCCGAATCTTTTTTCGAGTCAAGAGTTATTTTTACAAAACTTTTTCGCCGATATCAAGTGCAGGTCGAATTTCTGCCGCTTGCGCATCAGAAATCTTGGTGCGTTGCTCAATATTGACGCCTTGCACAGAGCCTTGGTTGTATTGAATCACCATTTTTCCTGTTGTTTTTGTCACTTTCAGAATTTCATTCAGTTGTTCCACATCCACAGGCAATTCAATGCTTGCTTCCGTCAAGTAATAGTCTTTCTGAATCTTGATCTTTGGCTCCATGCTCTTCTCCCTTTTTCTACGATTCTGTTACCACGGTCCGCGGTTCTCCACCTTGTGCGCCTTTTTGTTTAATGCGTGGCGCTTTTGCTCCTGAAGATGGCCGTCCGCCGCCACCACCTTTTCCGCCGCCTTTTCCTTTACCACCGCCTCCACCGCCTTCGCCTCCTGGTGGTTGCAATCCCAGTTGCTGCATCAACTGTTGCGCTGCGGCTGCAGCCAGAATCTTCAATTTCTGCGTTTCCAACTCTTCGTTAAACCATTTCTCGTGTTCCGTATTTCCTGCAATTTCGCCGTAATTTGGAATATCCAGATTTTTCATTACGGTGCACCAGGAAATCGGCGCTCCCCCACGCTTCAACTGCAACATCATTAATTGACGCTGCATCTGTGTCACCTTCAGCAATGTGCTTGGCACTGAAGTAAGTCGAATTTGCTTCGCAAACCACCGTGCACGGGTTAATTGATCATAGCGAGACGGACCCGACGGAAAATTACCACCCACCATTTCATCCGGCATATGGCTCGGCACCAAATCGTCCGGATTGTAGTCAAAAACTTCACGCGCAATGTTATCTGGTCCTACATACTCCATGATTCGTTTCACATTGAACCATTGCAGAATCAGAAACTTCATCCGGTATCCAACTGCCTTGTTCGCTTTTTCAATGCGGGCGGCAATTCCCTTCGCAATCGGACCAATCGATTCCAGCATCTTGTCCGCTGTATCATTGGCAATATTCATCTTCACGTTTTGCAAATTGCCAAGGTCTGTCAGTCCAAGCTGGGCCTGTTTGGCTTCCTTCAAATACTTCAAAAACGTAAAATGCTCTGATCGAACGTTTACGCCTTCCGGCAAAAGCGATTGCAAAATGTCTTTCGGTTTTCCATCCACACCATAGCGAACATCTTGTTCAAAAATGTCAAAATGCTCAATCTTTGCGCCACCCGTAGCTGTGTGGTCATAGCCAATCGGCGGATTCAAGGTAATCGTAATTACGTCATCAATCTTGCGTTCAATCTTCCGCGTTGTAGTTTCAATCGAAGAAACATCACCTACCAAAGACCGTCCCAGCGGTTCCCAGGCCCAATCGTCTACGGTGTACTGAATCACCGGAATCTTTCCGTCCCAATCAAAGGTTGGCCCGTCATACATCGGTCGATCCAACCCTGTTGAGGTAATAATGAGCCGCAAGTTCGGATACACGCGGCAATCTTCCACAGTCGCCGGACGCATATACGGAAGTCCATTGCGCATTCCGCCAAAGATATCTTGGCCAACCGTAGGCACTTTATAAAACCAGCTTGTGTTCGGATCGCCCATCGGCAATTCGTAGCCCGTATTATTGATGCGCAGATCGCGCACAAAGGTATAACGGATTTCCGTATAGAGATTGCCGAAGTTTCTTCCCTCTTCTCCATAGCGATAGCGCTCGGCATAATCCATACGCCGGGCTTGCACGCGTGTCTTATAACTTCGCGGCCCCACAGTCTGCAAGTGACCCTGGAAAAGCGGAAAACGCCCATGCGCTTCTGCAATCGGCATGTAGTCGTATACAGTTACGGCATAGGCATCCTGCACATCGTTGCTTCTTGGCATCTGCACAGGAATTACATCCAAAAGTCCAAGCGCATCAAACACCATCTTGCGTTCGCCATAGCCGTATTCATCCGCGCGCACTTTCGGCCATAAATAGCCAATGCCCATCACTGCGGCATACTGCAAAACTTTTAAAATTTGGAACGGAAAATCAGATTCCAGATAAACGGCCTTTGATACTTTCGTCAGCATCTCCGCCATTTGTTTATAAGCCGAAATATCCGATCCAAAACCAGCAATTTCACGCACTTCCGCCAACGTTTCGCAGAATTTTCTGATGTCGTATTTCAGCTCGTTGGTAACCAGATTCGAACGCGATTTATCCCGGAAAATCGCATCAAAAACACGCAAATTTGTGCCTAGATTTTTGTAACAAGACTGCCCTTCAAGGAAGCCTTCTCCTTCCTCGATCTGCTCTTCAATCCAACCGATTCGTGCACTCGGCGTACTTTCAAATTTCGGTACTTGCCACGCAATAGTTTCCAGTTCCACGTGGTACCTATTTCTTTTTCATTGAAATCCTGAACTATGAGCGCATAGTAGGCGAAACTTGTTTTACCGTCTATGCCAATTTCTTTTCATCTCATTCCATAAATCCAATAAGTTCAGTTAGAACATAAACGTGTCCATTGAACGATTACATACATCAATGTCCATGCTCATAGCCCTCCGCATGAAGATAACTTTCGCGCTTCCATTTCCACTTAGCTTGCCGCTGATCATAAAGTTCAAGATGGCGCTGCAAAAACTCGCGATTCTTCCAGTCACGCGCTTTAGCAATCTGCGCATGGATGTGGCCACGCAAGTTGCGCACTAATTCAGCTTCGATATATTCGCGATTTTCGTCTTCCATCGCTTCGCGCTCGGCTTCCTGTTCGCGCATGCGTTGTGAAAGCCGCTCGGCATCGTGCGCGGTATTGCACACAATCTTTTCGTAGAAAGTTGGTGCCGGATATTCTTCAGGCAATCCCATCACAAGCTGACCATTCGTGGTATTCAGCCAAAAAACAATTTTGCGACTCAATTGCGCGTTCAATCGAATACTCCTACTGAAACCATGTTGAGTGAGCAAACTGCTTTGCTCAACGGAGGCATCTTTTCTTGCGGCAATGCATAACGTTTTTGTGACCGTTCAGCAAGAATGTCAAAGTCGTGCGCGGTAAAGAAGGATTGCGCCGCCGCTCGCACGCGATCATCGTGCTGACCGCTGCGATGCGTCATCTTGCTTTTGCCAGCCGCTTCATGTCGTTCCAAAGTTTTCAGTTCTTCAATCAGCCACTTCGATGCCGGTCGATACCAGCCGCCATTCACAGCTTCTGTAAAACGCGTCATCAAAATCGGCACGCTCCACACATTCGAGTACCATCCCTGCTTTTTCCCGGATTCATCCTTGATCTTTTTGCTGTCGTAGCGGCGTGGAATGTGATGCCAATGAAAGCCCATCAGCTTCAGCTGGTGCTGGCATGTATCGCCAGGTCGCGTAATCTGCTCCACACAAAATTTCACGCCTCGCGCATCGTGCGCATGCTGGCCATACCACGCGGCCATGCAAGCTGCAAAGCCCACTACTTGCGCAGAGTTGATGCGGTTCGATACCAGCTCGGCCACTTGATAGTCGTATTCATCCCCAAACCGATTGCGCGTCATCGATACGCAAGTACGGTCTTCATCCTCTTTGCCCAAACCATCCGCAGTATCAATACCGCAGCTATACGTGTAACCCTGTTTTGGTTCTTCATAAACCAGCAACTTATCAAAAGTTTCAGATTCCACGTCTTCGTCTACAGGCAAAAGCGGAACCAGAATCCAGTCAAAATATTGGCCTCTATCCGATTTCCAGTTCACGCGAATATGCGGTTTGTCATAATCGACAATCGTTTCATTGGGTTCAAAACCTTCATCGATGGAATCGCCCGTAATCGCATAAGCCTGCACCGGCTTTTTTCTTTCTTTAGAATCGCTGCGCACTTCATAAATGTGATCTTCAATCTCCTGGATCACATCAGGTTCAAACACGCTGTCATACAAGCCCGTCAAGGCTTCAAAATCATCCGCTGGCATCTGTGCCAGCCAGATTTTTTGACTATGGTTCTTGCAGGATTTGTCGTAGTTGAACTGCCAAAACCATTGCTGTTCGAGCGGCATTCGCCAGTTGGTGCCAACTACGCGAGATAAAAACGGCGTATTGCGAACAAACAATTCTGCGCGAGCTACATGTTTCCGTGTCGCTTCAAGACGCTTTTCATAAAAACGTTCTGGCACCGGAAATTGACTGATCCAATCCTTTTCCGGATACAGATCCGTTGCCATCGGCCAAGGAATGAACACCGGACAAAGATCATGCAACCCTTTCGGAAAGTCTTCTTTGGCCGCACGCCATGTTTCAGCCAACCATCCGGTATTGCCGCCACCCGTGCCTTCAAACACCATGAAGAGGTTTTTCGTGCTGTGCGTTGCACGCAGCAGTCCCTCTTCAATCACTTTTTTGGGCTTCGGAATGTCAGCAAGTTCCGATACATGAATGCAGGTCGGCGTCCAGCCTTGCGCGATGCCGGTTGCCTGCATACCCGATTGAATCGAAAGAACCGATCCATTATCGAAGGCACCCTTGGGCAAACGCCGTGGCACCAGCCACCAAGGGCAGCGATTGTAGGCAATATCCAGAATGCGGCCGATCAACTCAGACTTATCTGCCTGCACAGAAGCCATCACGGCCTGCGTGTGTGGAATAAACAGCATTCTGTGAAGGAATTTCAGAGCGGTTTTTGTGGTGATGCCAACCTGCCGCGCTTTCAAAATCAGCAAACGAATAGCAACTTGCCGTTCGTCAAAGTCTGCAATCACAGAATCGAAAATCTCCTGCGATTTGCGATTTCTGAATTTGAAGATCTCACCGCCTTCATTGCACACAAATCCATAGCGGCTTTCAAAATAGTCGCTATTTAAAGCGCAAAGAGCTTGCTCATTCTCAATCCAGCGCCAGATTTCCTTTTGTCGTTTCTGAGTGATCGCACGAACAAGCGTGATATAGGAAGAGCGGGAGTTTGTTTCAATTTTTACGAGAGAGTCGATGTAATGTTTAAATTCATCAACCTGATCAAGCGTATGAGGAGTAGGCATCCACCCCTCACGCGCGGCAAATTCATCCAAGTTACGGAGAATAATCTTTTCGGAGTACATCGCCCTCCGAGCTAGCCTTTGACAGCAGTCGTCTTGGCAGCTCTCTTACCGAGCTTGTTCACCCGCGGCGTCATCTTTTTCAGTTGCACCAGCGTGGTCTTGGTAACGCGCTTCGTTTTTGCCATGACTTCCTCCTTGGAACGGAATCTATTGCGATGGACTGGAAACAGAAATGGCTCAGGCCATCTCTGGTCCTGAGCCATTGCTTGTTCCCGTAGAGGGGGGCATGCGTCTCGGTAATTCTTTTTACATGTATTCCGAATCGAAGTACGTGTCAAGCCTAACTTATGCGGCAAAATGAACCATAAAAAATTCCTTTGATCACGTCATTCACAAAGTCCATATTTGCTTTCACACGCTGGGCGCGCAATTCCGTTAAAAATGTTGAACTGTCTGCCGCCACGATCTGTACGCGCCCATTCCACCACTTCATCCACATAGTTGTGGATCGTGAATTTTCCGCGTGCATCTATGCGTGGCAGGATGCCTGGAACGCAGGGAGCAAAGAACGTGAAACCTGTACGCTGTTCCCAACTTCTGATCTTGTCAATCATCTCCGGAAATCGGTCGGCCCAAAGACGCATATCCTCCTTGCCGCTGTTAATGCAAGGGGCACATCCGACGCGACCAAAACCAAGGGAATAAAGCGGATTGATGAGTTCGCCCGCTGCAAGCACATCGTCAAAGCACTGTTGCTTCGCCATTGCCGCAATAGGATGATTCACATAGCAATCAAAGTAATCATCCCACTCGCGCAATGGCGTGTCTTTGCGTGCTTCTGATTCTTCACGTCTCAAGCCCGTGTATCGTTCATAATCATCTTGAACGTTGTCGCGCACCCAACGCCGCTGAGGAACTAACTTCAACTTTTCAGTACAGAATTGCGCTTTGCGCGATGGAGTGCGCTTCTTAATCTCAATCATGGTCGGAAAGTCGAGCGGCGCATTCCCATCGAATCCTCGATGCTCTGCAAAGCCATCGGTCTCCCACATATCGCGCACAAGATTATCAACCGTAACCACTGGAAATACTTCACGACTATATTGCGCAATGAAAGCTGTGGTCAGCGGATGCTCATTGCCACCAGCGGGGGAGTTCAACAGGATGATATCTTCAGCAGCAAAACGCTCACGTACCCAAAGAGCTGTGCGTTGCGAATCGATTCCCCCGGAAAAGCCAACAATATGTTTCATTGTTGGTCTCCGTCTCCCAAGCGTTTCTGCCGGATTGGCACCAGCTTTTCCAGCATGGCGCTAGGCGATGGAAACAAATCGTCCAAGTCATCTTCACTGCCAAAAACTTCACTTGATTCAGATGATTCTTCTGATTTTTCTGCCGAGCTTCCAAACACCGCTTTACCGATGAAGGTTGGCCCCTTCGGAGACGGGAGCGCACCCACCATAATGTCGACTGCCGTGCGATCTTTTTCGCCGCTTGGCATTTTGGCAAATTCAATTCTCTTTTTCATCAAGCTTGGATGCGCGGTCAAAGCCAGAATTCTTGATGTATTGCCAAAAGAAAGCGTAATCGCATTCATGATTGCGCCGCACAAAGTTCGTCCATCCAGGTTGGCAGAAAGCGCAATCGCTTCCCATGGAACGCAGCGCCGATCCGTTTCCGGCATGGCATCGTACTTTTTCAAAAATGCTGCAATCACTTCGTCATGAACACAAAAGCGCATGGCGTCGAGTACCGAGCGCAATCCACCTTCTGCATGTTTGAACATCGAACTGAGCGCCGGCACCTTCGCTAGTTGTTCAGGCTTCACTTTCAGGCGTTTCAACGCTTCCGCTGTTCTCGTCATCCTTGTTTCCAGTTTTGGCACTGGTAGATTCAAGGAATTCTCTTTCGCGCGGGCCGACGTACTCTTTAATCGTGAGCCATTCTTCCGTGGTTTCGTCGCTTGCTCCATGCTGCTCACGGAGGATGTCTTCTTCGGTGGGGACGCGAGAGTAAACAGCTTCACGGACTTCTTTTCGTTCGGGCCACTGCTTGGCGAATTGTTTTTCTTGTGTGTCATGGATGCCAGTCAAAGCTCCTGCAATCTGTTCAAACGCTGTGACAAGTCGCTCTTCTTGTTCTTCAGTCATTGAATCTTCTCCTGAGGAACTTCGCCATAGCTCGGAAAAATATTGCCATCCACAATAGGCAAATCGATCGGATCAAGATCATCGAACGGCAATTCCGGCATCAGCCGCTGCGCCAGTTGGTAGGGCGTTTCCAAGGTTGGGTTCTTGCAGTTCTTGTGTTCTGTCTGATCCACCCACCACGGCCCTACCTTCACATGGCGATATTTGTGCGTCTTCAGAATCCGCTTGTGGCAGAGTCTGCAAGTGCGATGATGAACTTCTTCAAGGTTGAAGAGCCCGATCAATCTTTCAAACCAGGTTTGCTTTTTCTCTTTCATCCCACAAACCTACTTTTTTTCTGATGCAGGGAGTGCTGGCTTGACAGTAGGAGTGGGCTGCTTCGGTTGATCCGCTTCCACAATAAACGTCGTTGGATTGATGTGGAAGCCGGAATGCTCTGCGGCAAATTCCGAAAGCACCGCTTGTTCCTCTTGACTTGCATCCTGCCATTGTTTCTGCGCACTCTGTTTTGTTTGCTGACAGCTTTGCAACGCAATCCGAACAGTAGTGCTCAATTGCGGCACAGGTTTTGAATCAGGCACTGGTGCAGGCGGCTGTTGTGCAAAAGCCGCCAGCAACATGATTCCAAGAAACACCAAAATCACAAGAATCTTTTTCATTGCTTTTCCTGTTCATCCTCGTTATTCCAAACTGTCTGCGGCATTCTTTCTTGCATAGCGCCGCTTCTTGATTACTTCATGACCACTTTCATCCTTGCTCAGCGTCGGCACTTCTTGGCCGCTGCGCTCCCGCACAAGATTCAAACGCGGCTCCAGCGCAATCACAATCTCCGCATCCACGGTCTTCTCTGTGATCTGAGCACCTGACAAGTCTTGATTGGCAGGGCGATTTACAGCAATGTCCTGCTTGATCTCAACAATGTCCACCCCGTGCAGATTCAAATGCACATGCACGTTCCCGTCGTAGCCCGCTTGGTAACTGTCCGTCTCCCGCAAATTGCAATCAGCCCGGAGCTTTGCTTCCACCTGATCCAAAATGTCGTTGATGATCTCTTCGCCCGTCAGCCCTTCCACATATTCCGTTGTCTCCACCTTATCCTCCACCGTTTCTAGATTTCACTTTTTCCAGATACCAAATCTCTGTCAACCGCAGCAACCCAATAAAATGCGAATTCGCATCTATGTTCGTTTGCCAAGCCAGATCGCCACTCTTGGTTCTATACGTCACAACTACTTCCAATGGCTCATCGTTACCGAAATCTTCCAGACAGTCAATCAGCACTTGACTCGGCGAACGCTTTGTATCACTTTGCTCGTCCACTTACATCTCCTCGTCATGACTGTATTTTGCCTTCAACGCCAGAAACTTTCTCAGTGTGTTCTGAATCGGGGAAACCTTGCCCTTCTCAATCAGCTGTACCTCGCGCCGACTCATCCCTAAAACCTCAGCCAGTCTCACCTGCGTGAACAGATGATCCTTGCGAAATGCCCGCCACTCCTGGCTGCGCACTTCCCGCTCTTTCAACTCCTCGTCAGTGACCGCTGGCTTTGGCATAATTCTCTCCGTCTTTGCGCACAACTTACGCCTAACTCAATTTCCTGTCTATGCTAATTTTTCATTGCGCTACGATTGCGCTTCTCATCGATCTATAGCGAATTTAGCCAAATTATCCTCTATCCCTATAACCGCAATAATTTCGATATAAATTGCGCCTGAATTGCGCACGGCTCAACCCATTTCAAATTTTCTATGTTTTATCTTTGCGCTTAAATTGCGCTTCGACTTTTTCCCTGCTGTGGGTTTCTATGGACGAGTAAGGCGTCGACGACGACGCGCACCCCCCCTCCCCCGGACAACTCCCGGACCGCTGCGAGACAAGCCGAGCCGCATCCCGGGCCGGACATACGTTGACCATGCATCCGGCGCCCCCCAGCGCTGCTAAATCTACAGATTTAGCTGCAGCATCCCCATTTACAGCGTTTTTAGGGGGGACTACAGGACTTTGGACAGCTTGCCCATGCCCGACCATCACCGCGCCCAACGTGCACCATGCGCACCTGGCAACAGCCCCGCGCGCCTCACAATGCAACAATTGCGCCCGATTCCCCATTTTGATAGGTGACCGAAAAACAATCCTGATCCTTGAAGGCTTCACTTTCTGCGAATCATCCGCGCACTATCACCATGGTGCAGTTACAGCCCTCTTGTTTCCGCCCGGGGGCGCATCGCACTAGACTAGCCTCACCACAGTGCAGACTGCGCAGAATATCGGGATGGATGTGTTTCATTTTTCATCACATCGGCGGTTAGCGCAGCAGTGCGTACAACTCACCACGATGCAATATATATCGTGCACCACAGTGCAACGTGCCGTTATCCTATATACAACGGCGTCCAGTTTGATCAGATAGGGCATGCACCACAGTTACAAATTTCACACCACAGTACATTTTTTTGTTGCACTATGGTGTGAAAGTAGGATAGAGTGATTAAGTAAGGTCATTCAAGCCTTACACACAGAGGGGGTCTAATGAGTATTGAGAACGGTTTGTGTGGATACGTTGCGTTTTATCAAGGTAAGCGGATAGAAGTCTATGCGCCTTCCTTGTATGCAGCACAGAACAAGGTAGCGGAACAGTTGAAAGTCCCTGCCAAGAAACAGCATTTAATCTCTGTTACGCTTTGCGAACATGAAGACGGTTCAGAAGTCATTCACACGGCAACCTTTTAACACGGGTTTTTCCCGTCTATCGGGTAATCGGTCCCGATACTGAATGAGCGCGGCCAGCGGCCAAAGCGCGAAACGGGAACATAGTTCCGAGAATCAGAGGATTCAGAATGAACACTTTTGCACATAATTTTAATATCGGCGCTGCAATCAATCCCGGCGTACTTCTTCGCCAGCAAACTCCACTTACCTTGGACGCGTTGCGCCACTTTGCGCCTAGCGCTTTCGCCACAGAGGCGCATGAATCCCGTTCTGCCCGGTATACCTATATTCCTACCTCCGAGATTATCGCCGGGCTTATGAAAGAAGGCTTTCAGCCTTTCAAGGCCACTCAAAGCCGCTGCAGGATTGCAGGCAAGGAAGATTTTACAAAGCATCTGATTCGTTTTCGTCACCCCGATTCTTTTAACGCAATTCAGCGTGTTGGCGATTCCGTTCCTGAAGTGGTTTTAGTCAATTCGCACGATGGCACAAGCGCTTACAAGCTTTCTGCCGGCTTGTTCCGGCTGGTTTGCTCAAACGGGCTTATGGTCTCTGATTCAACCGTTCAGATGCTTTCCGTACAACACAAGGGCGATATCGTGCACGATGTGATTGAGGGATCTTTCCAGATCGTTCAGCAGTCGGAAAAGTCTCTTGCGCGCGCCGATGAGTGGAATCAGCTCCAGTTAACAGCGGGCGAACAAGGCGCATTCGCCGATGCTGCCCGCCAGCTCCGTTTCGCGGATGCGGAAGGCGAAATTAAGACGCCGATTACCGCCGAGCAACTTTTGCGCCCGCGCCGTGAAGCCGATGCAGCGGCCGCTATTGACTGGCGTCGACCCACGAACCCAAAGCCGGATCTTTGGCACACTCTGAATGTGGTGCAGGAAAATGTGATTCGCGGCGGGCTGCACGGTTTTGCTCAAGGCGTTGACGCACAGACAGGGCGCAAGACTGCCCGCCGCGTCACTACGCGCGAAGTAAAGGGCATTGATCAAGACGTAAAGCTGAATCGGGCTTTGTGGATGCTGGCGGAACGTATGGCAGAACTCAAGGGCCAGACCGTAGCGGCGTAACTTCCGCATCGGGGGCGGGCGCAATGCCCGCCCATTCCTTCAGCCACAAAACCGAAAGGATGCGCCCATGTTCAGGATTGAATTTCATCTAAGTTATCAGGACCAAGTCTGTTTTGATGTTTTCGGGCACGATACTATACGCCAGATTGAAACCTATTCCGCGCCTAAGCATACGCTTGATTACATGCGTTCAACGTTCAACCACAACGGCGACGATACAGCTTTCGAGCGCAACATTTTGAGCCGTCAAGGCGGCGCCGTAATTTGTTCTGTGCATGGTGACCGGGACCGCTACCCTTATCGCTGGACGCCGGAAGCCTACGCACTATTCGTGGGCGAGCGCTACCGCATGCACGCCGATTACATGGTAGAGCATGCCAAGAGGGCCAAAAAATACGGGGCAGACTGGCCAGACGCGGAACCGATGCGCCCAATCCCGCGCCCCATCTACTTTGATAGGGATTTAAACCGCTATCAGCTTGAGCCGTGGTTTAACTCGGCGGTTCGCGCCAGCATGAAAAACGCGGCCATCCTCACCGAGCGTATGCGTGCCTATGATGCGATACGCGGGGCGCGTGTTGGAGATTGGATCGATACTCCCGCAGGCCAATTCAGGATTGCACACGACTGGGGGGAATCTGTTCAACCTACCATGTACACGGCAGAAGAGAATCAAGGCTTTTACCTTGGCAGTGCTATTTCCTACAGTGGCAGTCTAGGCAACTCAATCCCGCTTGCACAGCTCCAGCCCACGGAAGAAACGCGCCCGGCCCTCGTTTGGTTTTTCAGCGAAGACGAGGTGCGCGCCCATAACGGCGTGTATTTGCGGGCAGACTTCCGCGTCTTCCGGCTGGCATAACCCACAGCCTATTTGATAGCGTGACCAACTTTTAACCGGCGCATGGCGCCAAGACCCGGAGCAAAAAAATGTACACAACTTTCGAAGATGAACGCGCGGTATACGTCCACCCAAACGGTGAGGCGTTAGTAACGGCAACGATCAACGGAAAGCGCTCATATGTTGCCGCAACAAAAGACGGATTCCGCACCGATTACCCGATTGATTACGGTACCGGGCAAGTGGGCTGGGATAATCCGGAGTGGTTCACGGAAGGATTCAAGAGCAAGGCCCGCAAGGCCATTCTTGCCGGAAAGGGGCTTTAGGTGGAATACAGAATGAACGTCCAATGCAGAGACCGTATCAGCGGGCGAACGGGCTGTTTCATCGCAGATACAAACCATGAGGCACTATCGCCTGTTTTTAACGATCTATCAGGGCTGTACCCGTGGATGCACGAAAACGGATGGAAGTCTGAAGAACGTTACGGGAACGAGTTCACACCGTGGCGAGTGGTCAGAACAAGAAACTAACCTTGTGCCTGTCCGTGGGCATGGTACGCGGGCAGAACAGGAAAACATGCCTATATACCGTGTCAAAGTCACCTGTGAAGCGTGGGTTAGCGCTTTCGTCGAAGTCAACGCGCCAAACGAAACGAGCGCCAACAAACTAGCACCGGCACAGGCTCAAGAAAATGCGGGCGAAATGCAATGGAGCTATGACGGATTAGTCGACGGATCTGAATTTACCGCATTGCCCGAGTAAGAACAGTTGCCCACCCATGGGCCGGTACGTGGGCAAAGGAAGGAAACATGCTGAACACTGAAACCAACACTCCCGCAATAGAGGCGCGCATTTTGAAAGCCGCAAACGGAAAGCTAGTCAATCCAGCCCGCCGTTACACGGAATTTCGCGCCTTCTTCGAGCATGGCCAATGGTGGATAGAACATTTGCCGAGTGGCGCACAGTGGTCTGTCTGCGATGCGTCTGGCCCCAGCTGCCCCGATGGATTCGACTTCGAGCAAGTCACACGGGGCGATGAAGATTAGGCGCAAAGTCTAGATTCTGGACTTTTGATAGTGTGACCAAAATTTTGAACCTGGCCGGGTACCCGGTCGGACTGAGGAGTACATTTCAACCGGCGCATAGCGCCAAGAGTGGAGCAAAAAGCAATGCCCGAACAAGATGATTTTTTTGGCGAAGTAATTTCCAGCTATACGCGTGCGGAAGCAATCAAGGATGGTGTTTTGGTGGATCTTTCGGACTCGTCTTGTAATTTCCGCCCTGGACTGAACATCCTGCAAGAAGCAGGAATCAAATTTCCCGTTGCCATGACGCGCGCTGCTTTTGATCGTACCGTACAAAAGCTGGGCGAGCCCTTGCCGCCTGCCCAAGACGTAAGCGGGCGGCTGTGGGACGTGCTGACTATGCTTAAATACGCCATCCGCACCAGCGCGGGCGGTGACCTGCTTTTCTTTACCGTGCGCGTCTGGAATTGGGTTTATATCAAAGGTGACCGCACGAATCGCTTTAAACATGAAGACGTTCGTCTGAAGGCTGTTTGCGGCCCCGGCGACAACGCAGAGCCCGTGATTACGATCATGCTCCCGGATGAGGATTAGGCCATGGGAGGCAATCGCAAATACGGCTTCAGGCGTGGTGCTCACCACGTAAAAAACTGGTGGGAGGTTCCATTTTTCTGTGACGGTTGCCAGAAAACGCACGGGCCGAAAGTCGAGCGCAACAAACTGTTAGACGGTCGCGTTCTTTGCAATCGTCAGTATTACAAGGAACTAGACAAGCAACAGGCTAATGCGCAGAAACGCGCCGTACAGGAAAGGTGATTCTATGTCTTGCTTTGTCGTTTCGGACGCACACATTCACGCGCTCATTGCAACGGCTATTCATGGCCCAAAGGACGCACAGGAACACGTCCGCCGTGGTTTGTGGCATGTATGGTTCAGACCTGAACGGAAACATGCGGCTTTGGAATGCGCCGATAAAATCGGCCAGATGCTTTTAGGCGAGAATCTGAAAAGTTACGGCGTCCACTATCCGAGCGAAGCAGATCCCGAAGGCGATGCAGCGCGCGCGGCCGCCTATCGCTTTCCTGTATCCGTGGAACCGCTCATGCGCGTGCAGACGTTGAAGGCTATTTTCTGCCTGGAGTATCAGTCAGATGCCTGTGAGAACTGGAAGGCATCGGACGCAGCACATTTCCTGCAACAGTTGCGTCTGCAAACCATTCAATCTTTGCCCGGCTATGAAGAAGCAGTTTACGAAATAAACTAACTTCTCTTTTGATAGCGTGACCAACATTTCAACCCACACCCGGCTCAGCCGGAGAACTGAGGACGTAATGAGATTCAGGCTCGAAATTGAACTTGACAACGACGCCATGCAAACCGGAACCGATGTAATCAAGGCTCTGCGGGAAAGCCTCAAGGATGAAGAAAAGTTGAAATTGGATGATGGAACGGCGGGCAGTCTTTGGGACCGAAATGGAAACACCGTTGGTAAATGGGAAGTCAACGAAAGACGGAGTCTTTCCGAGATCTTTGCCGCAATCCCCGTTACCACCAGCAACCCCGCTTTGCAGGGCTATTGCATCAGCGAGAACGAACAAGCACCGCTGAGCCCGAAGGACCGCACCACGCTTGCCGCAATCCCCGCCGCTATGCCTGTCGGCATTCTTAGCCCCGAAGCACCGCACCCGTTCAACGATAAGGATATCGTGGGTTTCTGCTCCGTTTGTGGCATGAGAAAGCATCATCCCGATGCGAATTATATCGAGTAACCGGCAACTGGTAAGCATTCCTTACCAGTTCAACTACAACCTTTAACCGCCGCACAGCGGCAGAATTGAGCGTACATCATGGCACAGGAACCAGAACAGACAATTTCCCTTCCGGCACTCAACAACGAACAAGGCGCGGCACAGCTTCAACTCACCACAAACAAGTACAGCAATGGTCAGATGGTTTCATCTGCGCACATTTATTTTGTCAGGGATGGACTCATTACATTTGAAGTTTTTGGCGACTTCCGCAAAGTCCTGTTACGCACCACAGCCCGCGCCACACAAAAAGCGCTCGACCTTCAGCACTCCAGCGTTTTTACTCCCGATGCTATCGAAGCCCTCAAGTCAGAAGCCATCGTCTTCTATGCTGCCAAGAAAAAATCGGCGGCTTAGTTCAAAATCAGGAGTCTAGTCGCCTATTTGATAGGTGACCAAAAAACAATTCCTAACCGGCGCACAGCGCCAAGAAAGCAGAGTCTCACCATGGCAACCATGACTATGACCGCCGCAATGCCCGACGCCTCCAAGCTCATCAACCGTTTCCGCACATGGGCCGATGCCCTGCAAAACCAGATTGATCACTTGGGCCGTCCCATGACAGAGAACCCGACGCCAAAGAGAAACAAACAGTATCAGATGCGTATGCACGATTGCCGCAACCTGGAGCGCACACAAAAGGCATTGCGCGCCCTGGCCGATGCCCACGAACGCGGAACCGTTCCCACCGAGTTGGCCGAACTCAAAAAGAAAGACGAAATACGCCTGCTGGTGCGCAAGTCTATTTCTGGTGAGGGTGGTTATTACTCCTGCATTGAGTCAAAAGACTACGCCGAGACCTCGCCCGTTGCCCGCTTGCTGCAATCCATGATTGAGGGCAATTCCGCCGAGCGCACCGAGCGGGAGCGCTTGCGCAAAATCGGCGAGCTAGAGGCCGAAATCAAACTCTCCAGTATTCCCGGATACTTCCCCACACAAGCCCCTGTGATTGAAATCATGCTGCGCCGTGCGCGCATTGAGCCCGGCATGAAGGTACTAGAGCCTGAAGCCGGAAGCGGGCACATTGCCGACGACGTGCGTGCGGCGGTTCCTGGCGTCATCCTGGAAGTGATTGAGCCGGTGTACAAGCTGCGCGAACTCCTGCGCCTGAAGGGGTACAAGCTGGTGGGCGATGACTTCCTGCAGTTATCGTGCGCCGATCTGGGCCAGTATGACCGCATTGTGATGAATCCGCCTTTTGAACGGCAGCAGGATCTTGAACACATCCGCCATGCCTACAAGTTTCTTGCCCCGCGCGGCGTGCTGGTCTCTGTTCTCAGTCCCAGTTTTGAATTCCGCAGTGACCGCAAGAGCACCGAGTTTCGCGCTTGGCTCGACGAGGTAAACGCCACGTGGGAAAACCTGCCCGATGGTGCTTTCAAGGCTAGCGGTACCGGCGTCAGCACGCGGCTGCTGCTGATTGAGCGCAGCTAGACAAGCACTCCCACGCCCACGGTCCCCTTTTGATAGGGGACCAAAATTTCAAACGAGAAAACTTTGAGGGATAGACCCATGAGCTACACACAGGCCATGAAGTGGCAACGCACCCACCGCAAGGGAACCCGGCAGCCGGTGATCATGTCGACCGGCTCCGGATTCTGGCCTGCGTATGGCTGGCTGAAAAACGATTTTTGGCCTTATCTTGAACGGTGCAAGGCGGCTGGTATCGAACCGATGGAATGCCAAGCCTATTACAACGCAGGTTTGAGAGGTGGTGCGGGTGACCCGCGCTTGACCGACGCAGAACAGACAGAGGAGTAACCACAATGCCACGCAAACACAATGCCGAACCGGGCGCGCTCATGCACGCATCCACTGAAGAAGTTCTCTGGATCTACAGCATGGGGAAGCGCTTTCAGGTTCGCGCCATCACCACCAGCGATGAACAGTCGAACGCTTTCATGAACTCGCATAGGGATACGGCCCTTATCGCCTGTTATGGACCGTTTCAGATCATCGCCAACGTGTACCAAGGTGTCCGGGAATAAGCCCGAACACCTTAGAAAACGGACTGCAACTCCCAGCCGGTGCCCAGCACCAGAAAGGTTTTTCTCCATGGCTCTTCTGGCCACACTTCCCGCCCCATTCAGTGAACTGGAGCCGTCCCGCCATCCTGGACGCCCGCCGCTCAGCCCGGAAGAACGCGAAGCACGCCGGCAAGCGCGCAATCAAGCTCGCCGTGACCAGCGCCGCGCCGTCCGCGAAGCCAAAACCCCACCAGTGCCCGTGGAACCCGCGCCCCTTCCTCTACCAGCTCCACCGCCCCCGCCTACGCCTGCCAGCGTTGCGCCTACGCCCCGCGTCTATTTCTCCCTCGGCCAGCGCGCCCGCGCCCTGCTCGGCTTTGGTGTAGGCGCATTCGTTCCCTTGGCAAGCTATACCGTCGTGCACGTGGAAGTCGATCAACGGCCTGGCATGTGGTTTCTGGTGGCCGGTGGTCTTGTTTATTCGTCCATCAGCGTCTATATGTGGGCCGTCAAAATGTTTCATTGGAAGCTGCGCGCCCTCGGCTTTGTCGCACTGCTGGAATGCACGCTCACATTTTGTGAAATTCGCTGGCTCAGTCTTGCCGGACTCGTCATTTTGATGCTGTTGAATGCTCTCAATGCGGCCGTTGCCCTGCAACAGTCTGAACCACCGACGATTCCCAAAAGCGCCGACTAGCAGGCGCATAGTCCAGATTCTGGACAGGCATCTCTGAATTTAATGCACCACAGTGCGGCTATGACTTGACACTGCGGTAAAGAAAGAAGAAAGTTCTAAAAGGGTCTATTTGATAGAGGACCAAAATTCTAACCGGCAGAACACGCCATAGCCGGAGCACAGCTCCAAGAATCGGAGAATGTTTTGGAAAACCATCGCAATTACCGACAGCAAGTGTTCGCCAGCATTCCGCCGTTTCTGGCAATCGTTGCTTTGGTGTATGTGGGAAACATTCTTTATTGGTCTTACCGTCAACGTCGAAAATTAGAACGGGAAAAAGCGGAATTGTTGCGGACTTCGATCAAGCTGCGCAAGCAAGCTGAATGCGATCATCTAACCGACCTGTGGAATCGCCGCATCATTGTTGAGCGTCTACAGCAAGAGGTAGAACGGTCTTACCGTGACAATACGCCGCTCAGTGTAATTATGGTGGATCTCGATCACTTCAAGCGGGTCAACGATACCTTTGGCCATCCCGCTGGTGATCAGGTACTGCGGCAGGTAGGCGCAATCTTTAAAAATTCTCTGCGCTCCTACGATGGCGCAGGCAGGTATGGCGGAGAAGAATTTCTTTTGATTCTTCCTGGCGTCAATCTGCTGAATGCGGTTGCGCGTGCGGAACAGTTGCGTCAATCGATCGAGTCGGCCCGCTTTCGATATAACGGCACTTCCATTGCCATGACCGCCAGTTTTGGCGTCGTTTCTGATTTTCCTACTGATCCAGCAGAATTGATCCACGCTGTGGATGCCGCGCTTTATCAAGCCAAAAACAGCGGACGCAACTGCATCATGACGATCAAGCAGAAATCATCTTCTTTTGATCTTCCGCAGGATTCTATCTCTCTTTGATAGAGGACCAAAAATTTAAACCCATTTTCCATTGAAAAGGAAGAACGCTATGAGCGTCGAAAAAATTACCAAAGTTGTTAACCGTTGCGTCTGTGAATTGCCCGACTGTATTGGAAAAGGCCGACCGTGGGACTCCAAGGATGAGAAAATTCCCAAGCGTTGCTCTTGGTGCAAGCGCACCGGCTGGAATGGTCAAGACCGCCGCCGCAAAGATGGACAATACGAATGGGTGCGCGTGCGGCAGTGCTCCACCTGCGGCGGTACCCAATGGATTCAGAACGCCGAGGGCATTGAAGTCTGTGCGCATTGCTCCGCTGCTGCCCTCCAGCCTTCGCCCGCCGCCGCACCGGCAAAGAAGACCGCAGCTGCTCACACTCCTGGCTGTAAATGCACGCTCTGTCAAATCAAGCGCGCCAAAAAGTCCAAACCCGCAGTCGTCAAGCTGCCCAAACCACGCAAGGTCAAGAGGATTGAAGAATGAACATGAAACCGATTCTTCGCATGCTTTCGACCGAGGATTTTCTAAAGATGCTCACCGCCTGCCAGAACGCACGGGAGCGCTTCTACCTGCAGCTCGGCCGCAATGACCCGGATTTTGAGTACCACATCGATCTGCCGACAGAAGATGGAAAAGGATTGATCGAACCACTCGTCGATATGCCTGCATGGCTCGACGATGAAACGAGGTTTCCCAATGGCTGAAAATCCGCAAGGCGTTCGTATTTCGGTATCAAAGTACAAGAATCTTGCCGGTGACCTCGCCGAGAATCTTTCCGGCCAGAACCCGGTTTTCTACGGACTTTATCGCAATGGGG